TGAAGCGCTGGGGCGATGAAAACAGTACCTTTGGTGTTGTGAAAGTGATCCAGGGCGCAAAGACCGAAAGCGTGCCGCTGGGTGAGCTGAAAAAGCTGAGCGAACAGCGGAAGCTGCTGTTTGACGAACAGCTGATGCAATTTGCCATGGGCAACTGCATTACGCTGGTGGACACCAACGGCAACCGGAAGCTCTACAAACAGCGGCAGGATCAGAAGATCGATGCCGTGGCTGCCATGATGGACGCTTACGTGGCATGGAAACAGAACCGGGATGCGTTTGAATAAAACGGAACCGCCAGCGTATCACGAAACAGAACGTAGTACGCTGGCGGTTACTTGTTTTTAGATCTTTTGATAAACACTTCCGTCAGAACGGAGGTAGAGTTCGGATGGCTCGGAGGGCTTGTCCAGTGCTTCTTCAATAAACGCAAGAAGCGGAGTCTCCGATTGCGAACTCAGAGTGTCGTACAATTTCAGAACTTTATGTTCGCTCTGTGATACATCGCCTTTCAGCAGGCCCTTTTTCTTACTTTCAAGGTCCTTGTTGATCCTGTCGGAGAATTTTGTTATGGCACTGATCATGCGGTTCTGCGTCAGTGCAAACAGAGGCTTTGCATCCGCGCTGATATTTGCAAGATAGGATTGGTTCCAGTTTTGCGAATAATACGCTTCCATGATCGTGCTGATGGCGTAAAGCTGCGAGGCGAGATCAATTCCTTGTTTGTTCTGCAATACAGTTTTTGCTTGATTTTCGTTGGACTTTGCAGCAGCAGAACTCTCCAGCTGCTCTGTGTAAAATTCTATGTCCGCAACCGCTTTGATTTTTGCTCGCTGAAGATTCCCGATCGTAGCCATGCGCTGCGGTTCACTGAGCATGATAGTTGCGTAATTTGCGAGCGCATATTTTACGAAGGTAAGCTCTGACAGCAGCTCAGTACGCTTGGATGCCTGAAGGAATGCCAGAAGGTCGTCCAGCTTCCGGTTGACCTCTGTCAGCTTGGAGCTGATATCTGCAAGAAAATACTGGCCTGTTGCAAAAGATGCTACACTGAACATCTGGAAGGCAGCAACTGCTGTGGGATTGACCTTATACAGAGATGCACTTCCGGCAAAACTGCCTGCTGCGTCTATCATTGTGGTGGACTGACCGCCCTGATGGAGGTTCATTAAAGCCCCCTGAATGCCCTTCGGAAAATGGAGAATATACAGATTGGATGCCGTGCCAGCCACAAGCTGCGCAGGAACCAGCTGTAGAAGGGCGTTTGCTGTAATGACAGCCTGCTCCGGAAATTTAATCTTCCGAAAGCGGGATGTATCGCCAAAATCAAAAGAAACATCGCTTGCGGTCACTTCGCAATTAAGGTTCTGCATGGAAAGCTGTTTGTCGTCCGCCATGGTGAGTCCTCCTCATGTTGATATGTTTATCATACAGCATAGGAAAGTAATTTGCAATAGAAAATCGAAAGGGGCAGAAATGTGGCGATGGAATGATGGTACAACGGAACTGTACCATTACGGAATCAAAGGTATGAAGTGGGGTGTTCGGAGGACAAAAGAACAACTCGCGCATGACCGATATTCAATCGAAGCGAGAGCTGCTCGGAAATTCAGAAAACCATTTTATACCTCAAATGGTGTCCTTGTGAAAGGTCTATCGATTCATGCACTGGACCGTACCCAAGACCCTACCAGACAGGTGACTCTGGAAGGATTGCTGGATGCGTTGCAAAAGCCGCTAAACTCTGATACAATAAAGGTGCGGTATAATGAAAAGGGACAGCCTAGTCAACGGTTTATTGGTCAGCACGCTACGGTAAACGTAAACCCCGAAAATGGCTGTGTCACGACTGTCTGGAAAACAGGGCATGATACAATCCGAAAATACACTAAGAGGTGATCCATGATGCTTACCGAGAAACAGATCGATTTTTTGAAAAGTCTGGGGCTTGATTACGATTATACCAAAATCGATAATTTTTCCGATGAGTGGGCCGAAATCGAAGAACGAGTCGGCGATGAACTGGAATATCGGGGGCTGGATGACAATTACTTTCCAAATGAGATAGGAACGATGTGTGAATCTATTTTAGACATCATTCCGTAATACGGTACATCTGAACGCATCAGCTTAATTGCTGGTGCGTTTTTTTGTTTGTGAGGAGGTGAACATTATGGTATACAGGGATGAACTTTATCATTGGGGCATCAAGGGCATGAAATGGGGCGTGCGACGATACCAGAACAAGGATGGTACGCTTACTTCTGAAGGAAAGAAACACTATAGTCAAGATCACGAGGACTATACACGAGCACATACAAAGAAAAGTGTCCGTGAAATGAGTGACAGCGAACTGAATGCTCGAATCAATCGATTGCAGAAAGAGCAACAGTATGAACGGCTTACTGCTTCTCCCAGCAAGCTACAGAAAGCCATTAAAATTGCCGGAGCAACTGCCACGGCGCTTGGGACTGTTACAACGCTTTATAATAATGGTTCGAACGCGATGAAGCTCGGCAAGAGTATTGTTGAATCTGGGGCGTTTAAGAACGCTGTTGTTGGATGCGCACTGACCGCAACGATGAAGGCACATGGTGCGTAAGGAGGAAAAAATGCAAGTTTATAAAGATGAGCTGTATCATCATGGTATCAAGGGCATGAAGTGGGGTGTACGGCGTTACCAGAACCCTGATGGTACTTTAACTGCGGCGGGAAAGAAAAAATATGGCGACCCTGATCGTAAGCTTACAAGTTATCAAAAAACAATGTATCGAATGGACTATGGCGTTAAAGGCGCAAACCGAATCGAAAAGGATTATTCCAAGGGAATGGATAAAAAGACCGCTGTGGAGAGAGAAAAGAAGCGAATTGCACGAGGAAAGGCTGTTTCAAGGGCGGTAGCAAGCGTATATGTCTATGACTATCTGACTGGAGGTAAAGTTAGTTCGGCTGCTAAAAATGCGGCCAAACATGCCGTAGCAAGGGTGCTCACAAATATGGCGGCGGAAAAAGCGTATAAGAACGAAACGAGAGGCCGTATGTACGCTCAATACACAGAAGTGTAAGCCGGAGGGAATCAAAATGACATCACAAACCTTTGGCTCCAGACTGAGACACGCCTGGAATGCGTTTTTGAACCGTGATCCCCCCGGAAGAAGCAGCGAAGGATACAGCTACCGCCCCGACCGGGTAAGGCTGAACCGAAGCAATGACCGGACGATCATGACGGCCATCAACACCCGCATTGCAATGGACGCTGCGGCAATTACCATCAATCATGTAAGGCTCGATGAAAACGGACGCTACGACGAAACCGTTGATTCGGGCCTTAATTCTTGCCTGAACCTTTCCGGCAACAAGGATCAGACGGGCCGGGCACTGCGATATGACATGTTCCTTTCCATGCTGGACGAGGGATGCATTGCGCTGGTGCCCATTGACGTGGACTACGACGGAAAGACCGGTAAGACCCGGATCGAATCCATGCGGGTGGGAAGGGTGCTGGAATGGTACCCGGACGACGTGCGGCTGGAAGTGTACAACGACCGGACCGGACGGAAAGAGGAGATCACCCTGCCGAAGACGCAGGTGGCCCTGGTGGAGAACCCGTTCTATGCCGTGATGAACGAGCCCAACGGCACGGTGCAGCGCCTGATCCGGAAGCTGAACCTGATGGACGTGATCGACGAGCAGGTGGGCAGCGGCAAACTCGACCTGATCATCCAGCTGCCCTACGTTGTGAAGGGCGAGACCCGGAGGAAACAGGCCGAAGAACGGCGGGCACAGATCGAACAGCAGCTCGCCGGTTCCAAATACGGCATTGCCTACACCGATGGCACGGAGCATATCACGCAGCTGAACCGCAGCCTCGAAAACAACCTTCTGAAGACCGTGGAATACCTGACCAACATGGCATACAGCCAGTTGGGTATCACCCCGGAGATCATGAACGGTACTGCTTCCGATGCTGTGATGACCAACTACGAGAACCGCACCATCGAACCCATTGTGGCGGCTGCCGTAGACGAGATCCGGCGGAAGTTCCTGACCGAGGACGACCGGGCAAACCGGGAATCCGTAATGTACTTCCGTGACCCGTTCAAGCTGACCCCTGTTTCCGCCGTTGCCGAAATGGCCGACAAGTTTACCCGCAACGAGATCATGACCTCCAACGAGTTCAGGCAGGCCATTGGCATGAAACCCAGCAAGGACCCCAAGGCAGATGAACTGCGGAATGCAAACATCAGCCAGAGCAGTGAGGAAATTGCGGCGCAGAACAAAACAATCACGGCAGGGCGGGATGCCGTAGAGAGGAGTATTGCAAATCAAAATGGTTAATTTTGACTACGATTGCAGCGGCTGGGCAACGAAAGCGAACGTCCGGTGCTATGACGGGTTGGTGATCGCACAGGATGCCTTTAAGGAGTGCAGCGGCAAGGTTGTGCCCATGGTGTACAACCACGACCACGCCAACGTGGACAATGTGATCGGCCACTGCCTGCTGGAGAACCGGCCAGGTGGCGTGTACTGCTATGCCAAATTCAACGACACCGACACCGGCAAGACCGCAAGACAGTGCGTGGAGAGCGGCGACCTGAGCGCCTTTTCCATTTTTGCCAACGGCCTGAAGAAGGTGGGCAGCACCGTGAAGCACGGCTTTATCCGGGAAGTGAGCCTGGTACTGGCCGGATGCAACCCGGGTGCCCTGATCGACGAGGTGGTAAAGCACAGCGCCGATGAGGACTACGAGGGCGGCGAGGCCTTTATCTATAACGAGGACGGCCTGAGCCTGACCCATGGCATGGACCCCGAGGGCAACCCGCTGGAAGACCTTACACACAGTGCGGACAGCGGCGATGCCGTGACCGACGACAAAGTAACACAGGAGGAAGCCAAAATGGCGGACGAAAAGAACATGAACAAAGAAGAGACCGTTGAGGATGTGTTCAACACCCTGACGGAGAAGCAGAAAAATGTCGTATACGCGATCATTGGCTCTGTTATGCCCAGTGAAAAGGACGATGACGGTGAGGAGGACGATACCGTGAAGCAGAATGTTTTCGACAAGGATACCAACGCAACCGTGCTGAAGCACAGCATCGATGAGATCAACAACGTGGTCAAGACCGCAAAGAGCCACGGCACCATGAAGGCTGCCTTTGAGGATGCCGGCATGGACAGTGACGAGCTGGCCCACAGCATCGACAACATCGACTGGCTGTTCCCTGAGGATCACCTGCTGGACACCACGCCCCGCATCATCGACAAGCCCGACGACTGGGTGAGTGTGGTCATGGGCGCTGTGCACCACATTCCCTTCAGCCGGTTCAAGAGCATGTTTGCTGACCTGACCGAGGAGGATGCCCGCGCCAAGGGTTACTTCAAGGGCAACTTCAAGAAGGAAGAGGTCTTTGGCCTGCTGCGCCGCTCCACCAGCCCCACCACCGTGTACAAGAAGCAGAAGCTGGACCGCGACGACGTGATCGACATTACCAGCTTTGACGTTGTGGCATGGCTGAAGCAGGAGATGCGCCTGAAGCTGAACCGTGAGCTGGCTCTGGCTTACCTGCTGGGCGACGGCCGTCTGGCTGCTTCTGAGGACAAGATCGATGAGCACTGCATCCGCCCTGTGTTCAACGACAGCGACCTGTTTACCATCAAGGTCCAGTGCAAGACCACCGGCCTGACCACCGTGGAGGACAAGTACAAGGCCCTGATCAAGCAGATCCTGCGCAGCCGCAAGGAGTACCGCGGCTCTGGCACCCCCACCCTGTTCACCACCGAGGACGCTCTGACCGAGATGCTCCTGCTGGAGGACGGCATCGGCCACCCGCTGTATGCTGACGAGGCTGCTCTGGCCCGCAAGCTGCGTGTGAAGAACATTGTGACCATTCCCGAGATGGAGGGCCGCAAGGGTGCCAAGGGCGGTGACCTGGTCTGCCTGATCGTGAACCTGGCCGACTACACCGTGGGCGCAGACAAGGGCGGCGCTGTTTCCATGTTCGACGACTTCGACATCGACTTCAACGCCCAGAAGTACCTGATCGAGACCCGCTGCTCCGGCGCTCTGACCACCCCGTTCAGCGCCATGGCTGTTGAGTGGGCTGCTTAAAGAGAAAGGATATGAATATGCTGAACACCATCTACGAGACCGGTTATGACCTGCACGTGGCAAACTACATTGCCTACCTGCACACCGATAAGAAGCTGTACGAGGACGAGGCCCACAAGGTTCAGGCCAAGAAGGCTGACGTGGAGGAGGCCTTTAAGCTGGGCCGTCTGATCGTGATGGCTGCCGACAAGACCTACCTGCCTGTGGCCCTGGTGGCTGCCGGTGTGGTTGTGACCGACGGCACCACCGCCACCACCTGCACCATGGCTGCGGACGAGGCCTGATCTTTTCAGGTTCCAAGGTTAGCCACAACAAATCAAAATGGAGTGAGAAGAGATGAGATACTGCGTGAAGCTGGGATTTGCAGATGAGGTGGAGGAAACCGCCCCCAGCGTTTTTACCGAGAAGATGACGGAACGCACCTATTACGGGGACGTGCTGGAGTTTGGACGGCAGATGCAGATGGGGGACAAGGTGAACCCCGACATCACGGTTGGAAACCAGTTGAGCGTTCTGGCGGACCCGTTTGCAAACGCCCATCTCTACGATCTCCGGTATGCGGTGTTCATGGGACAGAAATGGCAGGTGACCGGCGTGAAGGTACAATACCCGCGCCTGATCCTGACTTTGGGAGGGCTCTGGAATGGAAGCACGGCTGAAGGTTGACACGCTCCTGCGCGAAGTGCTGAAGGAGAACGGACAGTCGATCCACCTCTATTTTCAGCCGAAAGCGGGATTCCAGCTCCAATATCCCTGCATCGTGTACAGCGAAACCAGAATCCGGAACAACCATGCAAACAACAGGGTCTACATCCAGCATCCGTTCTACACGGTGACCGTGATGGACAAAGACCCTGACAGCAAGATCAAAGCGGCCGTAAGTGTGT